TGGCTCAATAGATACAATACATCTAGGAGCTTTACAAGTAACAACTGCAAAAATAAATGCTAATGCAATTACTTCAGCTAAGATAGCAGCTAACGCTGTTGGATCAAGTGAGATTGCAAATAACTCTGTAACATCTACACAATTATCAAGTGCAGCCCTTAGTGGTAAAAGCATGTCAGGGAATATAGGATTCAGTGGAGCTAATGTCAATATTGGTAATGGCACTAGTGCTATACTTGAGGCAAAAGGTAAGATAGGTATTCAAGATGCAAATCCACCACAAAAACTACATATAGATGAAGTAGCTGGTATGGATGTAGGCACAGGAAGTTCTTCAGCAACAACAGTATTTACACTAGATAGTTTTACAGCTTCAGTATTTAGAACTGCTAAGTACTTAGTACAGATAACAAATTCAACAGACAGTGATTATCAATCACTAGAAATAACACTTTTCCATGACGGAACAACAGTTTATTTAACGCAGTACGCTTCTATATTTGACAATGGGGCACAAGCAACATTTGATGCAGATATAAGCAGTGGCGCTGTAAGATTAAGAGTGACACCAGCAAGTGGTGACACAATGGCTTATAAATTTATAAGAACAACAATAGAGGTATAAAATGGGACAAAAATTAGATTTTAATATCGAAGACGCAGGAATAAAAATTGATGGTGTTCAAGCCGTAGATTCCAGCGCAAACTTTCAAGGTGCAGGTATCGCAGCAGCCAAGATTACATCAGGCACAGTGCCTTCAGCTAGATTACCGCACACAATTACTACAACTGCTCCAACAGGAGTAGGAAGTACGTCAAGCGGCCACATCTTTTTCGTATACTCGAGTTAAGACATGGCAATATTTGTAAACGATTCTGGTACATTACGGACTGTTCGATTTATCGCTGTCAACGACAGCGGAACCATTCGTCGTGTCAACGAGGTTTACGTCAATGATGGCGGAACTTTAGCTGGACCGTTTACTGCTACGCACTCAACTACAAGACAAACTGCTACAACTACTAGTACTATATCAGGTGTACAAAATACAGTATTCAACACGACTACTACTTTTGATACTGACTATAATACAACAACTACGTTTGACACAAGTAGAACTACAACTTTCGATACGAGCAGAACAACAGACACAAGTAGAACAACTACATTTGCAACAACAACAGTATTCAATACAACAACAAGTACTACAACTGCTTTTAATACGACTACAGCGTTTACAACTACAACTACCTTTACAACTACACAAGGTACAACGACCGCTTATACTACAACTACGACATTTAATACAACGACAACATTTAATACAACGCAGTCAACAACAACAGCATTTACAACAACTACAACATTTAATACAAGTAAAAGTACTGTTACCGCATTTAATACTACAACAGCATATATAACAGCTTTCGATACAACAATAGGAACTAGTAGGAATACTTCATTTGCGACAACAACTGCTTATATTGATAATACTACTTATGCTACTGATACGGCTTATATAGATAATACTTCTCAAGCAACAACAGTAAGCACAAATACTACACAAGCTACAAATACAAGTAGAAGTACTAACACAACACAAACAACTGGCACTACTACTACTTTTGCAACGTCAACAGCATATATTGATAATACATCATTTGCTACTATAACATCTTATGATACTACACAAAGTACAAACACAGCTAGAAGTACGAATACTGCTAGAGATACTGCTTATATTGACAATACATCATTTGCTACTATAACAGCTTATACTACTACACAGGCAACAAATACTTCTAGAAATACTAATACGTCAACAGCGTATGAAGATACTACTACTTTTGCTACTAGTACAGCATATATAGATAATACAACATTTGCTACTATAACAGCTTATACTACTACGCAGGCAACGAATACTGCTAGAAATACTAATACAGCGACAGCATATATTGATAATACATCATTTGCTACTATAACAGCTTATACTACTACACAGGCAACAAATACAAGTAGAAGTACAGGTTTTACAAACTCTACTGCTTATGATACTACACAGGCGACAAATACAAGTAGAACTTGTTCTTTTACAAACAATACAGCCTTTACAAACTCTACAGCATATATAGATGTTACTACTTTTACAAACAATACAAGTTTTACAAATATAACTTCTAGAACTACAGTTTTCCAAAATAATACAAACACTTCTAGAAGTACTAACACAGCTAGAAACACATCGGTTGGAACTAACACAGCTAGAAACACAAACACAGCTAGAAACACAGCAGTTACAAATAATACTGCATTTACAAATATTACTAGTTATATAACTGTATTCATTGACTTCAACTTTGACCCAGAAGCAGGAACTGACTTTTATTCGCAAAGTGATAATACATCAAGAAGTACTAACACTTCTAGAGGTACAGCTGGTAGTAGAGCTACAGGATTTACAAATTCAACTGGATTTACTAATAATACAGCTAGAAGCACTGGCTTTACAAATAATACAGCGTTCTCAAATGCAACAAATACAAGTAGAACTACTACTTATAGTACTAATACAGGCAGAGCCACTGCTACCTCTGTTAATACAAACACAAGTAGAAATACTAATACCGCTAGATCAACAAACACTTCTAGAATTACAGCATATATAGATAATACATCATTTGGTACAAGCAGAAATACAAACACTTCTAGAACTACAGCATATATAGATAACACAGCATTTGGCACCAGTAGAAGTACAAACACTACACAGGCAACAAATACAAGTAGAAACACTAACACATCAACAGCCTATATAGATAATACAGCATTTGGTACAAGCAGAAGTACAAATACTACTCAAGCTACAAACACAGCAAGAAGTACGAATACTGCTCAAACAACTAATACTGCTAGAAATACTAATACAGTAACAGCCTACATAGATAATACTGCTCACGCAACAAGTAGAAGTACAAATACTACACAAGCGACAAATACTTCTAGAAGTACTGGCTTTACAAATAATACAGCGTTCACAAATAATACATCATTTGGAACAAGCAGAAGTACAAATACTGTTCAAGCTACAAACACAGCAAGAAGTACAAATACTACACAAGCTACAAACACAGCAACTACATTTGCTACTGATACAGCTTACATTGATAATACAACATTTGCTACTATCAGTGCATATATTACTACACAAGCTACAAACACAAGCAGAAGTACAAATACTACACAAGCTACAAACACAAGCAGAAGTACAAACACTACTCAATCCACAGCGTACGAAACTGCTTATATTACTTCGAGAGCATCTTCTAGAACTACTGGAACATCTCACTCTACAACGACGACATTTAATACAGCTAGGTCAACAGCTTCAAGTAGAGCTACAACAACAACGTTTGAAACTTCACAGGGAACAGTTACAACTAGGTCAACAGGTTCAAGCAGAACAACAACAACAGCATTTGATACAGATAGAAGCACAGCGTCTAGTAGAACAACTGGTTCAAGCAGAACAACAACAAGTACTTTTGAAACAAGTCAATCTACTCAAACAAGTAGAACAACTGTATTTGGAACTACAACCACTTTTGAAACAAGTAAGACTACTACTTTTGGAACAGATAGAACAACTACTACTACTATATCCACAAGTAAAGCAACAGAAACAAATAGAACAACTGATCACTTAACAACAACAACTTTCGATACAACAACAACAGTATTTGAAAGAATAACCGCCTCCCAAGCAGGTACAATTTTTGATACCGAAGTTGCGAGTCTAGCAGACTTTGGATTATCTTATTGGGATGGCTCACAATGGAGCGATTCTTAATATGATAAAAGCAGAACAAGAAGATATTACACCAAACTATCTTAATAAAAAATTAGAGTCAATGATGGCAGCCGTCTTTGACCATATTGGTGAAACAGAAGAAAGAATAAAAAACCTAGAAAAAGAAATTTTCAAGCTAAGAAATGATAACAAAGCAGAAGCCAGTTAAGAAAAATAAACTGGTAGCAATGACTATAAATGAGTCATTGGGAGATATACCAACTCACTTCATGAAGTCAGGATCTTGTACAAGACCTAAAGATGACTTAGATGGATTAGCTAGATTGAAAGAGAAACTTGTTCTTGACACTAGTGAAGGAGTTGACTGGGAATATGATTTATGGTTTAATACTAATGAACTACATAGTATTAGAAAATGGTTATATACAGATTTTTTAGGTAAAGGAATATACTGTAGAGTTAATTCTATAAAAATTAACACCAAATTATTTAAAGCGATTGCTAATTCAGATATAAAGATTGATGAAGAAAGAATCGAAAAAATAGTAAATGGACTACAGAATAAATATAATTTACAATGGAATACAGAATTTTATGATAAAGTAATTTTCTTACCAGGTAGTAATTTATTATGTAAAGGAACTGTAATTGATTATAGACGAGTAAAGAAATTAGTAGATGAAGGATATGTAATAAAACCTCATCCAATTACTGCTCATGTTTATATTGCCGATTTAAAAAGAAGATTTGGTGCAGAAAATGTACTAAACAAAAAAGAAGGTGGGTATGAACTACTACTTAATTGTAAAGAAGTAGCGACTGCTCCAAATAGTGAGATGGGATTAATTGCACTCCTTCTCAGAAAAAGACTTTCTCTTGTTAGCTTTCCTAAAGAAGCACGAGAGAAAAATTTATTAACTTACGAAAGTTTTTATGATACAGTATCAAACAGACAATCGTACCTTGCACTTTGTAAAATACTCTCAGCAAGAAACTCTGGAGTAATATTTGAATTTGATGAAGATGCGGAAGAAAGACTACAGGCATATGTAGATAACTTTTGGGAATTTAAAAAGATAAAAAATGATTGAAATAGTACACCCCTATAAAAAAGTATGGAGTATGTTTACTTTAGCATCACTCCTGCCCGATAAAGAAGAAGTTAGAATACATCTATATGTAAATAATAAAGATTGGGATGAAGCTCCGATTGAATGGATAGTAGATAACTTTCCAAATGTTAAAATATATGAATCTTTTTGGAGAAAATCAGACTTAGCCAAATGTATGTGTCACTTACTGGATCATTGGAAAGATAAAGGTGGACTACATAAAAGAATAGTTTGGCTAGGTGGCAACAATATAATAAACGGTAAATGGTCTAATAACTTTCCTAATGAAGAATTCTTTGCGGGGTCTGTTTCTTTCTTATCACATAAAAGAGTCTTTAGAAAACATCCAAGATTTAAAGACTTTTACAGAATTTTACAAATACCTATTTCACCAACTAAACTACAAAATATTGATTCAGAGTTTATGATATTTAACTATGACATGTTAAAAACTTTTTCACTTGAAGAGTTATTCTGTCCTACAGAAAAGGACGGCTTAGAAGCAAGATCTCCTAATATGCCTAAGATTGATAGACTTCTTTATCAAGCAAGTACAGAATGGTTTATGACAAGATTATTAGGTTATCAGCATAAATTTATGCCACTATACATGAATGGTAAAAATGATATTTTAGTAGAACTAGAATCCCTTGGACCACTTGACAGTGTTAACTATAATGTAATGTTAAGAAAATGTTTTCAATTAAATATACAACATAAGTGGTTAATTCAAACTTATACAATGATACCTACAACTATACAACTATCTCTTCCATGGGATATGTATACTAACTTAATTCCTAGCATACCTATAAATATGCGAAATGCACGAAATAATGAAATTTTGATGTTGAAATCAACTAAACAGAAACGTGTAGCTGGGTCTTTAGTAAAAGTAGGATTTAGATTAGGAAAAATCTAAAAATTCTTCTTTCAAATCTGAAAGAACTTTCCATTTAATTTTGCCTCTATCGGCTAACTCTTTTACTATTTGTTTTTCATTTGGATTGTGAGGACTCCTCTCCTTACTATTAACTGGCAAATGCCAACTAGCGGGATAGTCTGCTCCTGTAGAGAAAGGCAACTTTTTAGAGAAAAAATCAAATCCTATGATTTCTATACTCTCATATTCACACTTATTTAAAAAATACAATATACCAAGAAAACCTGCAGAGGGACGATCACCTAATGCCTTATCATTAGTAGCTCCTACTAAATCAAATATTTCTAGTATTTCTTTATCTGTAAACATAACTTCATGCGGTTGAGTAAATTTAGGAGTAGATGGCTCTGTGTTCATATGTATTCTACAGCGATTAAATAATATTTTGGCATTTTCAAACTTATGATAGTGCCTTTGCCTTAAGAAACCTGTAATCCATATATCAGTTTTTTTACCTATCTGTTCAAAATTTTCATCTGTAGGTATGCCTTTTCCGAATCTAACAATTGTGTCAAAACTGTCAATATATGAGCCATACTCGTGTTGAAGTAATTCTACTGAATTTCCTACTAATATTACTCGTCCCATCATGACTTCAATCCTAAACTTCTAGCGATTTCTTTTTCATTTTGAATTTGGATATAATTTGCAGGATTTTCAATTGTTATTTCAGTAATGTCTGAGTTTTTTATCACCCAATCTACCCACTCACCTGCTCTCTCATATGAGATACTTGAATGCATTGAAGACTCTAATAACCCAAAGTTGATTGTAGCAATTCTACACTTGGCATCACTGTTATAATTTAAGTTAGTTGCCATATGATTTAGAGCGGCCTTTTGTGCGGCGTACTTATATCCTTTAGATATATTAGGTTGATGGGCTCTTGACGAAATATTAACTATTGTTTTAGTTTCATCATCTTTCCATACCTCGTACACTTCTTCGAGAAGTCTGCACTGTTCCCACTCTACATGAGCATTGTTTACAAATACATCATACTGTGACCAATCTGCCCCAAACTCTACTCTTATTTTATTACCTTGTATACAATTTGCTAATTTACTGCTACCTGTTACTGCGATTTTCATAGTACTCCTTTACTAGATTAAAAGATTCTTTTCCAAATAGAGAACCATCAACACTACACTTATTGCAAGGGCTGTGTGACCTATCTCCTTTTATTAATTTTTTACGAATTTTTGTCATAGGTTTACCAAACCATACATTGTGTAATGTATCTTGTAGTAAATTTCCCACAACATGTTCCCTTCCCCAGTCGTTTGAACAAAATAGAACATCTCCATTCCAGTCTACGAACATTTTATAGAAAGGATAATGACATGGTTTACCTTTTAAAGAAGCCACGTTTGATTCTTCTATACCTACCCAATCGATGACCCCGCTACGGTTGTTAAGTAATAATCCATGGTTCTCAAAATCTCCCCAATGCATACGATACTTGTACTTTTCTTCAGGTATATTTTTCATAACTTTATCGAAATGAGTCATTTGCTCTACGCCATCATAAAGATTTATGTAAATTAAATCTAATCCACTATATTCAAATAGTTCTTCTGCGTATGTTTGGGTAAGTTTGTCGCCATTAGTGTTACACTCTAAAGTTGCTAATGGAACTGTGTGTCGAAAGATATGAACTATCTCTCTGAAATTTGGGTTGAGTAAATTTTCTCCAAATCCACTCAATGATATTTTTCCACTAAAACCTGCCTTACCTAGTTCGAGACCTATTGTCTCGGCTCCTTTTATGGTAAGATGCAAGTTTCTATTTGGAAATACTTTTGGGTCGTGTCTCGGACAAAAGACACAAGTTCTATTACATAACTCTGTAGTATTTATTTCAACAGTAAGAATCGAATCTAACTCTGTTAGGTTATTCTTTTTTGCCCAATGTTTCTTTTCCTGCTCTCGTCTGTGTGCTAAAAAGTCATACTGGTCTACTGCTACTACAGGTATGTTTCTCATTATAATGAATTATATATGTCTGTCCATTCTTTACAATATTGCTCATGGTCGTTTATACCCATCCATGGTCCGCCATCTGTAAAATGTACTCCTTTAGCTCTCTCACCAAAGTCATAATAATTTACTAAAGCATTGTAAGCAGCAGGTAAAGAACCCACTTTGCTAGCCCAAGTAAACCCATGAAGATGCCTAGCGGCTGCATTATTTACATACCACTCATTTAAGTTTACACATTCTTTATTATTAAAATACATCAACGATGACCAATATTTTTTATCATAAGGCTTGTTTAGTTTATCATGCATTTTAGTGTATTGGTCAAACATTAAGTCTGCATGCTGTACACACATAACTTCTTCATTATCTTTCTTAAAATGAGTTATCTCTTGTGGGTCACATCTCCATAGAAAGTCACCATCACAAAATAAAGAATAGCCCATGTAGTTGGAAAGATAAGGAACAAGAAATCTAGTAAAAGCAAATTCGGTATTCCCTTTCTCTTTTCTAGTGTATATTCCCTGTTCCTCTAATTCCGAAGTAATTAAAGGTATAACTTCGTGTGTAGGATTAAATCGTAAGATTGATGCCTTACACACTTCAAACATTTCAGGATATGCTGATTCATAGCCTACGAATATTTTCATTAGTCTTCCTTTAATTGTTCGCCAAGATCATTAACATACGCCTGTCTAGCCGTTTGTGTAATAGCCATCTTGTGCTTATAATCTTCTAAATCGATATCGCACTTGTTTATTGCATTAACAATACTTTGTTGTTCTTTAGATAATGCTGATACGTCATACGAAGTTTCATCGATAGTGATTGTTTGTGTAGGTAGTTCTGAACTCATTTAAATACGTCCTGCCAATTGCCTTGTGTACTCGCCTTAGCATACTCGGTAGCACGGTTTTCAAAAAAGTTGGTATGCTCAACTGCGTTGACTTGCATGTCAATCCAAGGTAATGGATTATCTGTACTATGAAATATCTTCTTCATACCGATACCTAATAACCTTCTGTCAGCAATATATCTAATATACTCCTTGACTTCTTTTGCTGTCAAATCTGGTATATCTGCTTTATCAAAACAAATATCAATAAAGTTATCTTCTAACTCTACTGTCTTTTCTGCAGCACAGTATATTTCGTACTTTAACTTATCAGTCCATAACTCAGGATTCTCTGCAATGAAAGTTCTGAATAGTTTAGACAAACCTTCTACATGTAATGATTCATCACGAATACTCCATGTTACAATTTGTCCCATTCCTTTCATCAAGTTATGTCTTGGGTAGTTAAGAAGAATAGCAAAGCTAATAAATAACTGTACTCCTTCTGTAAATGCACTATATACTGCCATTGTCTTTGCCATATCATATGGAGTGTTCATACCGAAATCTTGTAGATATTCATGTTTCTCCATCATAGCATTGATATCAAAAAACTCTTGGTACATATCTTCTGATTTACCTAAAGTTTCTAGTAGAAGGGAATATGCTTCTTGGTGTACTGCTTCCATAGCAGCGTAACTAACTAGCATCATTCTTACTTCTGGTTGTTTAAATGTAGGTAAGTAATGGTGGGCATAGCCTCCGCATACATCTACATCTGCTTGAGTGAAAAACTTAAAGATATTGTCTAACAATGTCCTTTCGCCTTCACTTAATTTTTCTTTATAATCCTTTATATCATCTTGTAATGGCACTTCTTCAGGTAGCCAATGCATTTGTTGTTGTTTTTTATAGTTCTCAAATGCCCAAGGATATTGAAAAGGTTTATAGTATTCTCTTTCTTTTAATAAACTCATTTATCCCTCGCAACTTAAACAGTCTGACTGTTCAAATATTATTTCTCGCTTAGCTTGATTAGATACATTATCAGCTCTACTGATAGCTTCACTTCTCAAGTAATACAATGTTTTTAAATTCTTTGCCCATGCTAACATATGGACATTGTGTAAATCGCCTTTATTTACATCAGGTGGGAAAAATAGGTTTACGCTTTGTGACTGACAAATATATTCTTGTCTAGTACTTGCGTGTTCTACAATCCATGCTTGATTAATTTCTACGGCTGTTTTGAATACATCTTTTTCCCACTCGTCAAGTACGTCAAGATGTTGTACACTACCTCTGTTTGCAACAATACTTTTCCAAGTGCTATCGTATACTTCAGCATGTCCTATTTTACTCATTAGCAACCTATCTAAAAATTTATTCTTAACTAAGTTACTACCAGACTTTGTCTTTTGAGTATAGGCGTTTGCTCTATATGGTTCAATACTTGGACTAGTGTTTCCACAGATAATACTAGATGAAGCGTTAGGAGCGATTGCCAATAGATGAGCGTTCCTTACAGAACAACTATCATCGTCTGGGCAAGCTCCTCTCTCAACAGCTAGTTGTCTAGTTGTGTTTTCCGCTTGTGTTTTGATATGTTGGAACATTTCAGAATTAGCGCCTGTTGCCATTGGGTTATCAAAAGGTATTCCATTTTTTTGTAAATACGCATGAAAACCCATAGCACCAAGTCCAATACTCCTCTCCCTCTGAGCACTAAACTTAGCTTTCTCTAATTGGTCAGGAGCATTATTAATAAAGTATTCAAGTACATTATCTAACATTCTGACTAAGTCAGGTATAAATGCAGGTACTTTTTTCCATTCATCATAATACTCTAGATTAACACTAGAGAGACAACAAACTGCTGTTCTTTCTTCGTTTGTGGCGAGTGTTATTTCTGAACACAGATTACTGTGATGTACTTTCATTCCTTTCTTCTTTTGAAAGTCGGGCAAATCTTTGTTTACGGCATCTTCAAACATTAAGTAAGGCTCTCCAGTTTCCATTCTATTCTGAAGTATTTTAACCCATAACGCTCTCGCAGATACAGTTTTCTTTACTTCAAGGGAATGAGGATCTGTAAGATCCCAGCTGTCGTCAAAATCAGGATACTTTGAAGCGGAGTGAATAAGCTCCATAAAAGCGTCAGGAATAACCACAGCGTGATGGATATTAGTACACTTACGGTTAGTATCGCCACCAGTTGGCTTCCGTACATCTAAAAATTCCTCAATCTCGGGGTGACTCATATGTATATAACTTGCGTAACTTCCCCGTCTAGTTACTCCTTGTGAGAAAGCTAACATTTCTGCGTCTACTACCTTCATAAAAGGTATTACTCCTGTACTCTCGCTTCCTTTAGAAGTCTTAGAGCCAGACGCACGAACATCACTCCAGCTACCTCCAATACCTCCTCCAAAAGAAGATAAGAAAGCATTTTCTGTGAAGTGGTCTGTTATTCCTTCTCTGCTGTCATCTACATAATTCAAAAAGCAACTAATAGGTAATCCTCTTTTAGTGCCTCCATTTGATAATACTGGCGTAGCAAACATAAACCATAGTTTACTTACATAATCATATAGTCTTTGTGCATGAGCCTCATCATCTGCAAAAGCTATTGCGGCACGCGCAAAAGCTTCTTGGGGTGAAGTTTCATCACCTACCATATATCTATCTTTTAGAGTTGCTAAAGCAAAATCATCTAAAAGACTATCTTTACTAAAGTCTATTTTCACTGACATAATTCTCCACTAATCCTATAATCTCTTTGGCGTGACCGAGTACTGCTCCGTCTACGTCATATGTTAAATCCATGAGTTTAATACCAACTTCAAGTCCGTCACTTCCGAACTCATTTAAGTTCTGTATAAATTTATACTTTCCGTCTATTGGTAAACTCGCCATAATATCAAAAATATCTCCATATTGTTGAATAATCTGTGTCGCTCTCTTTGGACCGATACCATCAACTCCTGGAACGTTATCTCCTTTATCCCCTGTTAGGCACTTATATGTTAAGAAGTACTCTGGGTCAAAATCATAATGCTCGTCCCAATTATGAATCGTTGTTTCTTTTCTAGTGACTGTAGAGAATCTACTTATATTCTCATCAATAAGTAAATCCCAGTCTCTATCTGATGAAATCATCCAAATATTTTGTATACCTAGATTCTCTCTGTTTTGACAGATAAGAGCAGCTATGTCATCAGCTTCTACTCCTGCATATTTAAGCGTAAGGTGTCCCTTATACTTTAAAGTATTCATAGTAACTTGGAACTCGGCTAAGAATTCTTGGAACTCTTGTTCCTCTTTCTCAGTCTGTTCTGCATATCTTTCTTTTCTGTTTGCTTTGTATTCGGGATATATTTCCTTACGGTAATTACTACCGCCATCCCCTAAGACTACGATTTCTCCGCAGTCATAAGACTTTGCTAATGATTGTACTGTTCGTACATAATCATGTTCAAAGTCATTCTTGCCCTGATGTTTCCATCTGAACGCCAAGTTGAGTCCATCAACTATTAGTAAGTTCCCATTCGGGATCGACTCTCCATGGCTCGTAAATTTTATCGCCATTTGTAAACTTTAACTCCTCTGTTTCTAAAAATTGTTCGGCAAAGGTGACATAGCACCCCAACCAGTTTATGTACATATGTTTTTTGTAACATGGCTTTCTTGTCGTTGCCACGTACCACTGTGAGTGATTCTCTTTAAATATAAGCAGAGGTTCCTGCTCCATATCCTGTGCCTGTTTGCACAACTTAGACCACCAACCCACAAAGGTATTACTCTTTTGAGTAAATATTTTATGATTAAATGCCATATCACGATAGAACTTAACCTCTATTGTAAAGAGGTTATGTTTGTGAGGTACCATTAAATCACCTTTTATCTTGCCAGAACCTGAGCCAGGAGTCTGTACGAACTCCTCGCCTGTGATTCTTTTAAGCATATCTGCTACGCGTATCTCAGCGTCATGACCTTTCCTTCTAGAATTAACCATCCAGTAAAGCCTTGAGTTCTGTGAATCCGCCTATCTTTTCTCCGTCTACTATAATCTGAGGAAATGTTCTTGCTGTCGGAAACAGTTCCCTAACTTCTGTTGGTTTAAAACCATCGCCCATCATCTTATATATAGTCTCCTCGACTTTTGGATGATTTTCTGCTAAATTTTTTGCTTGTACACAATATGTACAATTTGGTATACTGTAAATTACTACTTGCATGTTATTCCTTTTTATATTATATTATATCAAATTTATGAGATGTTGTCAAGATATAAATTATCCTTCTAAGTAACTAATATTATCTATTTTAGTTATCTCTATTTTTTCTAGTAATGGGTGAGTCCAACCATGTGATACCATATATGTATTAAGGTTTTCTTCTTTAAGTAATACTTCCACTACTTTTTCTTTACCAACTTCATCTAAGGCTTGGTTTACCTCATCTAAAAATAGCACATTGATTTGACTACGACTTATAGAAGCCATTAGTTTTCGTATTGCTACTAAGGTTGCTATGTTTACTCTAGCTAACTCGCCGCTAGAAAGAGCAAGAATGTCAATAATATTGCCATTATCTGAGACTTCCACATTTAATTTATCATTCTCCACTACAAAGTTAATACTAAATCTACCATCACTAAATTCAGCAAGGTAGTCGTTTGTTAGAACTTCTAGTTCTTTTACTAGAGATTCTATTTTATAAGCTAAAAGTCCGTTCGTACTAAATGCTTTTTTGAGTGTTTCAAGAATCGCCAATTTGCTTTCTGAACTCTCAAGACTAGATTTACTTGCATCAAGCTCCCTTTGAAATCCATCAGTTTGTTCCAAGATGATGCTAATTCTGGTGTTATGTCTTTCTCTTCTCTCGTTTTCATTTATAACCTCTTGAAGATTTGACCTACTATCGGCAATCGTTTTACGAAGCTCTTGAATTTGCTTGGAGATTCTTTCTCCATCCACTGCTTCTGACGGGAGCTCATGGTCAATAGACCTGTAGGTTTGTTCCCAGTCTTGGACTCCTTTGGTTGCTGCCCTATGTATTTTATTTCCATGTTGTATCTCGGTTAAATCTGCTTTCTTCTCTAAGTAATTTAGCTTTGCTGTCTTTATTCCTTCTCTATGAAGCTCTAGTTTTTCTTCTGTGAAGTCTACTTCTATGTCCTGACCGCATGTAGGACACTTACCTGTTTGACTTTCATACTCATTTAAGAGTCTCTCATGATATGCAAGATTATGGTTTACTTTTCCTATATCTTGTTCTATATCAGAAGTATCTTGCAACTCAGGATAAGTTTGTAAATCTGCTTTGTACTGTTCTAGCGGTATGTTTTTTACCTGCTGTTTCAGCATTTCATTAAGATTTATTTTTTTATTCTTTTCGGAGATATTTTCAAATTCTAATTGTAAAGAACGTAAAGATTCTTCATCTTCTTCATTAATTTTTGGTAAAATCATCTTTTCGAGTATGACACTATCTTCAAGAATATTATCTGCCAACCATTTCTCGATTGTTGCAATTTTCGCATTGCTTCCTGTGATTTCGTTTGCTTTTACTCTTACAGCTTCTTTAAAAATCTCAAAGTAAGACACATATTCGTCTAGCTTCAAGAGGTCAATTAAGAACTTTTTACGGTTCGTGTCAGTCGCTGTTAAGAATTGTAATGATGCATTGGTGTTTTGGTAAACTAATTGAGAAAAGGTTTTAAAATCAATGCCCAATACTTCCCCGAGCGTCTTGTACGTATTTGACGCTGTGTGTGAACTTATATCTTCTCCATTTTTTGTAAGTTTACACTTAAGTGCTGCACGTCTTATAACGCTAATACAGTACTCATCATTATCCACTGTAAAAGATAGAGAGATATTATAACCACTATTGATATAGCGGTTTGCGATATCTGCCTTCTTAACATTTTTACTGTTTTTATTAAATAATACTTCCTCTAAAATCAAGGGAATAGAGGATTTTCCCACTCCATTTGTGCCTACAAGCTGTGTAAGAGTTGACTTATCTAAGTCTAACTCGTTTCCTTCTCCATAAGAAAAGCAATTATCCCACTTCAGCTTCTTTAGAATAATCATTAAACACTCCTATAATATTTGGTATTTTAGTTTCTTCCAGACTTAAGATTTCAGATAGATACATTATTAGTTCTTCTGATATTGTCATGTCTTGACTCAACTTAAGAGTTGCTTCCATTTCTCGTTTTACTACTTTTTTATCGAGTAGCTCAGTGTTTTTAACTTTAGCCAAATCTTGAACATCTCCTTCCAACTCATATATAGTATGGTGAAAGTCGGTCTGAATCATATCATCTGGGTTAGTTACACTAGTACGAATAAGTTGAGGTAGTTCAAAACTCCCCCACTTCCATTCTAATCCGTCTATTAGTAAATACCCCGTTCGGACTTGATTTCTATGAAATGATGTAGTCATAGGACTGCCTGGATATACAATGTTTCTTTGAGTATTCTCGTGAGCATGTAAATCTCCAGCAAAAACAACTTTGAACTTATCAAATCTTTCTAAATCTACTTCTGGTACTACATGTGGTGGTATCTCTCCACGAACATGAGTATATAAGATTTCTGCATCAATATTTTCTATTGCATCTTTTCTATGTAAGTCTGCATAAGGTAATATTGCCCAGTTATCTTCGTAATATGTTGTATCAATTACTTCTACTAGAGGATTGATACTACTGGTAACTTTCTTCAAATTAGTAAAGAAAGTTTTATTTTTTCTTGTGGCTTCATGATTGCCGTCATATATAATAGTTCTTACATTTACTCTCTTTATAAAATCAAAGTAAAGAGTAAGTTCATCCATGCTGGGAACTCGATCAAACAAGTCCCCACCAATGATGTGTAAATCACAATTATTTTCCGCAATTACATTCTGTATTTGTTCAAAGAACATTTCATAGCGAGAGCAAGCCCAAGCTACAGGTACATTCTTTTGTCCTAATTTAATATGCCAGTCTGCGGTAAATAGTATCATTTCATTGTTTCCTGAATAAAGTTGCCTATTGTATTTATATCTTGGTCTGATAACATAGCTGCTTGTCCCCACATAGTAGAAGACATAGCACCGACAGTTTCTCTATTTTTATAAGCATTTAATCTACTTACAATATAATCAGAGGATTGACCTGCTAGTTTAGGAAATACAGCCATACCTTGACCTTCCATTCCATGACAAGCAGCACAACCTGCCCATAGACTTCTAATAGAGGAAAACTCATCTGCATTTGCAAGTTCTTGTTTTGCTCTTAGTATGTCTACGCTTGTACCATTTAGGGCTACATAATCAATATAACATTGACCAGTACAACTAGTATTACTAGGCTGTCCTCTATATTCTAGATTATTGTAAGCAACCGAGATAGTTGCAAACATACCTATACAGATTGTAAATATATACCCCTTCATTTTTCATTTCTCCAATCTTTTACCCATCTTGCTCCATCTCTTTCTGCGTCTAAAAATATAGCATTAGTGAAACTTATAGGTAAAAGAACTGCAATATGAACAATGATACTTGTTACTACTGAATAGCCAAGCCATCCCATATAGTAAGAGGCAACAAATCCAAAGTATACTGACCACATAGTAAACAATACTAACATAAAGTAAGTTTGTAAACTTGGGTCAGGAATAACTCTTAATGGATTATATTTTGCATCCATGATTATACGCCAGGTATCTACTATCCATAATAGTGATTTTTTTAATTGCTTCATGCTACGAAGTCTTCTCCTGGTTGCCATTCACAACCTGTAAGTCCACCAGCTTTTAAGCCTTGTAGTGTTCTTAGTACTTCGTTTGCATTTCTACCTGTATCAAGTGCATTGACTGATACATGTTGAATAACCCCTTCTGGGTCTACAATATATGTAGCTCTAAAGCAGACTCCATTATCTTCATCAACTATTCCTAGTTTAGTAGATAACTTAAGTCCACAATCTGCAGCTAAAATATGATTAATATTTCTAATTGTGTCATTTGTTTGTTTCCACATTAGTTTACAGAACTCATTGTCACCGCTAACGCCGATAACATCTGCTTCTGATACTAGCATATCCATTCCTGCAATTTCAGTAGGGCAGATAAAAGTAAAATCTTTAGGATAAAAATACATAACAGTCCAACTATTGGGTGCTAATACATCTAAATCTAAAAAACTATTGCTTTCATCTACTCCAACCATGTGGAAATTAGGAAAGATACTTCCTACTCCGATCATGATACGTCGAACTCCGAATCTACTTGCTCGTCTCCGCCATCCTGATTATTGATTCTTCTTAGTAATTCCAACTGTGCGTCAGCAGTAGGTCTAGGAAGTACATCATCCATAGATTTAAGATCTTTGATAAGCTCTTTTTCTTCGTCGGTTAGTTCTCTATTTTTACATTTTAAGACAGCTAACTGATACTCAACGTTAAATACTTGAGGTCCAGTTTTCTTTCTTTTAAAATGAATGTCATAACCAGTTACTGGGTCTGTTGGATCACCTAAGTCTTCCATAGCTACAATAATTTGGTCAAACAGTTTTCTTTTAAGATTCAATACTTTAACTGAATTGTCTGAATAATCAATACATTGAACCGCATAAGACCATCCACACTTTAAGTCTGGGTAAAAGTCTCTTACGTGGTCGTGTTCGATGTTATTAAAGGTTTCAGAGTTTCTGTCGAAAGACAAACATTCCATAGGGATGTTTTTGTTGTTCTCTCCTTTAATCCAGTAGACATATCTAGGGAGTAAGTCGCCCACTAGTCTTACCTTGTGGTCTTCCTTATCCGCGTAGTTATAAGTTGATATTTTATCTTTTTGGGCTGAGCCCTTGGTTACATTAAAGCCTATTGCCATAATAATTCTCCTATTGTGTCTCCTCGAACATAAAATGAATCCTGCCGTTTTTTATGTCAAGCAGTCTGTTTTTAGTAATAATATCTTCTGATATTGGTAACATCAGAAGGTCAAGTGTGGAGTCTTTGGTTTGCTGATACTCAAAGTAATTGCGAAACGATGCGACTCCTGCATATTCCACTACTTCTTTATCTGAGTAGCTGCGACCAGCATTTAGTAGTTTCTCAGGATTCAAGAGAAACGACTGTCCGCCATAGTAGTGTTTATAAAATTTAAACACTCGGTCGTTGTAATTTTTGGGTGTAAGTTTAAAAGTAATAATTCTTAGGATTGTAATGGTGTCCATAACATTTCCTTTGCTTCTTTTTAAAATCTCATTCCAATTAAATAATAACATATTATATCAAATTTTATAGATGTTGTCAAGAACTATTTTTGTCATCTTCATACGGACGACTAGATCGAATTTTTCCAATATCTTCTGGAGACATTGTTGCATGAACGTCATTCAATGCCATATCTACTAGTTTGCCTTGGTAGATGTAACTACCACAATGCATAAGTTCAACCATTGGCAATGTCCATATATCTATATTCTGCTTTCTCAGATTTTCACAAAACATGTAATCTTCACTTAGATATCTGTTTTCTTCATTGATTATACAGTCAAAATAAGCATGAATTTTCTCTCCTAGTTTAAACTCTCCTTCTCTTAAATGGTCAGGAGTATACTCTAACTCGGGATGTGCTTCTGCATATTCTTCAAATACACTTCTATGTATCATCATAAATCCAGTACCTGCTTCTTTAACTTTTACTGGCTCATATATAGGTGCTCTACCACCTGGGTATGCTCTATGGTCTGGATTAAAAACCATGTCTCCCGCTACCTTTTCTAGTGCTACTGGATTATCGTCAAATGTTCCTGACTGAGCAGCTTTTAATACTTTCTCCCAAGCTATAGTTTTCTTAGGATATAGTGCTGTCATAACTCTATATTTCTCAGGATCTTCTGCAACTAAGTGAGTCATATACATTAAGTCTTTGGCTTGCCATGCAACATCACTATCTATAAATAACATGTGAGTTGACTCAGATTTTAAAAAGTTAGCAACACAATAATTTCTTGCTCTAGTTACTAACGATTCATTAAATAAATAATAAATCTGCATTTCAATTCCATAATGCATAAACATACTTGTAGTGTCCATTAATGATTTAGTATATAGTCCATAGCATTGACCACCATACATTGGAGTAGCTACAAAGATTTTCATCTTTCTCATCTCTTCCAAATTTAATTGGATTTCTTTTGTTTCTTCTGTCATAATACGGTTACCTCATAACCTTCTCTAATATAATATCCCATCCTAGCGTTTGCTTGACGAGATGCTGTTTTTCCTTTTAAGTTTATGTCTACGATAACTGGTTGTCTTTTGCCATCTAGTTTTCGGACTACTCTACCTATAAGCTGTGTAAGTAATGGTTCATTATTAACTGGTGTACCTAGTACTAAACAACTTAATTCATTTAATGATATACCTTCTGAAAATATAGACTGTGTTCCAAATAAAATATTTTTACTTGTTCTTACTTCTTGCATAGCTTCTTCTCTTTCTTCAAAATTCATATCGCCTGTTATTGATACTGCCTTATCTCCTACTAGATTAGCACATCTCTTTAAAAAATGTACTCTATCGGAAACAACCAATACCTTATGTCCTTCTGCAGCATACTTTGCCGCTATCATACTCACACTATGGACATATTCTTCGTTGTGAGTAAGGTCGTTGATTCGTTCTGCCCAAGGCGTAAACGAACCATCTATAAATCTTATATCTGTTTTATAAATATCTATTTTAGGTATTAGATAATTTTCTTTTGGCGGTTTAAATACATTATGTCCAAAGTAATCTCTAAACACTACATGTCTTCCATCTTTTCGTTCTAGTGTTCCTGTTAGTCCTACTTTAAATCTAGCAGGCATTTCGTCTACTATACGCGTAAAAGTTGGACTTGATACATGATGCATTTCATCTAAAATAACTGTTCCGAATACTTCTTTTATGTCGTTTACTCGTCTGTATAATGACTGTATATTGCCAATTACTATAGGAGGCTCTACATTAAACTTTCCACCACCAATTACTCCTGCGTCAATTCCAAATACTTTTTTTACTTCTTTTTCCCACTGCGCTCTTAATGTAGTTGTATGTGTAACTACTAATGTTTTCTGACCGAGCTTCGCTGCTATAGCTAAACCTGTAAAAGTCTTCCCCCAACTTACCCAAGCGTTAATTATAGCACAGTCATCTACTTCATCATAAACCGCTTTTTGGCTTGGTCGTAAATCAAACTTAAACTCAGGAAAGTCTGCTTCTACACTAATCCTCTTATCAAAAACTTCGTAATCATCTGGGATTAAATCTAGTCTTCCAACAGGAATAGAGATTAAACCTTTTCTAATATACCTAATTGTTTTTAGCACCATAGGTGGATCTTGTGGCATACGAGGAGGTAAAGTATAAGTCAACTCTTTTTCTATTTTATTGAACACATCAGGCGTACCCATTATCTGTATTCTATTTTTTATTACTGCTTTCATTTATTTTATTTCTTAACTTACTACTAGAGAAAGAATGTGCTCTACTAGTATAATATATTTCGTGCAATCCTTTTCCTGTAAAATGTTTATCTGTCCAATCTTCCCCTACAAACCGAAGTTGTATTGGAGTAGCTTCTAACAAATCAAGTAAACTTTGTTCTGTATCATAAGGTATAATCTCATCAATATATTTAACTGCTCTAAGTTGTATATACCTTTCGTATACCGACTGCACAGGTTGATTCTTCTCTTGCCTGTCTATGCTTGGGTCAGTTTGTAATCCTACTATTAAATAATCACAGTTATCTTTCGCTTCCTTTAGCATTACTATATGTCCTGCGTGTAGTAAATCAAATGCTCCGCATGTAAAACCTATCATAATACTGTTAGATAATCCAAATCTTCTTTTGCCCATTGCTTTGTCATAGGCTCATAGTTGTTGTTCCAAGGGCTAGACCAACCTACTTTTGTTTTTCTTTCTCTAACATGTTTGGGTAACATATCTCCAAACACCTCTCTGAGTAAATATTTGTATGTTCCTGGGTGCCAACCTGCCTGTTGTTTAAACTTCACTGCCCCATTAAAAGAGTATATGTACTGTACATAGTTTTGACCTAAAAATACAGGTCTTGATTCCATTCCAAACATTCCACAAGTTTGGTCAGTTGCTAGTATATTTTGTTCCGATGTAGATAGTAAATCAAAGAATAATCCATTATTAAATTTATCAGTCTTAGAAAAAGCAACACTTGGAAACCACCCCATTTTTCTACATCTATCTACTGTTTCTTTATCCCAGTTGGGGTCTGTTATTCTTTTGGAGTGGTGTCTATATCCTGTGTATAGTTCATCAGCACTATCTCCTGTAATTACAACTTTACAACCATCTCTACTAGCTGCTTGGGCTAGTAGGTATCTCGGGGCTTGTCTATTCCTGTCAACCCAAGGAAAGTGAGTGTTTGCTATCCATTTTCTTGATAGATGTGCCATATCTTCTTGCTTTAGTACAATAATTTTATATGGAATTCCCCACTCTTTACATGTTTGTTCTGCCATAACTCCTTCGCCTCTAAAACCATCATGATTATTATAAACTGCTTTAGTCTTATCATACTGACAAATATATGCTGTTAAATCTAATCCCATATCTTTTATACAAGATAAAGCAAATGTACTATCTAATCCACCACTAAGAAATATTGCTGTCTTCTGTTTATTATTAGCAATTTTTCTTATTGATTCTACTGTTCTTTTTCTAAATTCTTGTTTATCAAAATTCCATGACCTTATTTGATAATTTTGCCATAGATTACGTTGTACAGTGCTACCAGTTTCTAAACAATGTTCTATAACTTGTCCTGGAGCTACTTTGTGAATATGCTGATAAGGAGAGGTATTTCCAGCCCACAAAGGATTGAAAATAAACTGTTTATCCATACCATCATTTTTAGTTTTGTTTATAAAACTTCTAAGACTTGTAGCAGCTGCAAAAGCTTTTCCTTTTTTATAATACCATAATGGTTTTGCACCAAATTGATCTCTAATTAAAATTACTTTCTTTTCTTTAGGTTGATATATTGCTATAGACCCATGCCAATTTGTAAATTCTAAAAAGCTTAGACCATACATATCATATCCATTAGCTAAAAACTTTGTATCATTGGGTTGTGTCGTGTCATACATTTCTCCATTAAATACAAGTATATGTCCTTTTTTAGTCTTATATGGTTGTTTTTGATTTTGCCCACTAATATCTAATAGAGCATGTCCAAGAGTTAAAGTGTTATCAGACCAGAAGTCCATACCATCAGGTCCACGGAACTCTTGTCGTTGTAGCATTGTTACTGCCATATGTTTATTCTGTGTTACTATAAATCCGCACATTATATTTCTCTATATTCTCCTTTTGTAAATACACTCATATCTTCTTGTATAGGATGACAGTCAAATGCCAAACTAATTCTTTCTTTTTTACTTCTATTTGGTTTTACTTCATGAAATAAATGACAACCAAACCATTGTAAGTCTCCAGGAGTACTAGGAACATTGCCTATCCAATCATAGTCAGTACCTATACTGGTGTCTCCTGCTATAAATAAATTACCACATTTAAAATTTCTGTCTTTACCACTTGCATGTTGATGTCTTGGAACTCCTTCTCCATGTCGTAAAACATTAGCCCAGCATTGCACTACATGAGTAGTCTTTAATATTGTTTGTAATTTAGGTATTAAAAATTCAAAATCATCTAACCAGTTATAACAAGAATACTTACTAGTTAAACCTTTAAATGGAGTTCGCCATCTTGGGGGAATACCTAATACATATGCTTCTTTTACTAATATTGTTTGCTCTATTTCTTTTACTTCTTCAGGAGTAATCCAGTTGCTGTATGTAATCATTTTAACCACATCACAAAACTTAATTTTCTTCCACTTACTAAGTCAGAAACTCTATGTACCCAGCTTCCACTATATAATATTGCATCTCCTCTATTTAATTTTAAATCAGGTAGGTGTCTCATTTGAAAGTCTGCGCCTTCATATTCCCACTCATTTGATAAATTAATAGATACAGACACAGTAGAGATATTAGGTTCTGCATGCCACTCTAGTCCTTGTTTTGGTTCATCATAACACATAATATGTGCATAATGTCCAAACTTAAAGTCTAATGAATCAGGCTCTAGTTCAAACTTTTCTTCTGCTAAAGCTTTTAAAGGTCGAAGATGTTTAGTCATACTGCGTATAGTCCAGTAAGTTCTATTTACAGCATGCTGTTGTCCTTTACGTTTAGTTTTTAGTCCAACTTCTAAAGTAGGATTTGGGTCAAGCACTCTAGTAAGTGCAATGTAATCATCACATTCATCTGCTGATAAGTAATTTCTTATAACAAAATACTTATTCTTCATGAGGTTCTTCTTCTATGGTATACCAATCTGTTATAGTTTCTAAGTCTATATCGTCCCATCTTTCAAACTCAATGTCATAGGCTAAGCACTTATCCATTTGTGCTGCCTTTTGATTAAAAGATAATCCATTACCACTAGGAATAAAATAAGGGCAACATGTCATTTCCCTTTCTTTTTGACCTCCACTATTTAAACTAGTGTACTCTACATAACAAATGTGAGTTTCTAGTGCAATCATTAATTGTTGTGCGTCATCTCTATCCATATATTTTCCTTTTTACTTATCCAAAAGCAACTTTTAGTAATCCTATTGCTAATATTGTAAGTCCTGCTGCATTTAATACTATTATTGCTCGGTCTTTCCATAGTAATCCTACTAAAGTCCATCCGAACACTCCTATAAACGACAATACCAAGTCAGCTGTAGGCAATACGCCTGCAGCTCTAATTGACATTGCTCCTAAAATAGCCACAGAAGATGCCCACTTTATCCACCAAGCGAAGTTTTCTTTCTTTTTACGTCTGGCTTCTTTGCCTATATGATTCATCTTTTCCATGATATTTTTGATTCACTATCTATTGCAGACTGTACAGCCTGTATATAGTCCCTGTCTTCTTCAGATAATACTGACCAGAACTTACTAACAGTTAATGTATGTTCATATACTACTTCAGGTCTAACTAAATGGTAATCTTGTTCCATCCATCCCTGTAGTATATCCATTCTTTCATTAATTTTTGTTCGTAAATTCAAACTTTTCTCCAACTATCTTTTTTCTTTTCTTCACAATATTCCCACACTTTCCAAGGAAAGCCTGATAAATGTAATACTCCTGCCCATGTATATTTAGCTGGCGGTGGTCTTTTCTCTACAAAAGGAAAAGGAACTCCAGTCAGCCATATTACAGTCGCTACTTCTTTTAATTCTCTTTTTCTAATCTTATGATACATAAGTTTAGCTGTTCTATTTTTTTCTTTAACAATGATTTTTCCTTTACTATCTATAAAGGTTGTTCCTCTATGCTTTAACATACTGATTTCATCTTCAATCATATATCTTAAAGGATAGATACTTTTCATTGGAGTTTGTATTCTTCTCATCCCTAGAGTTTCCCCTTGCATATTTTTGTCATCTAATACTTGGTCATCTAGCCAAAGTATACCGTCTAATTCTTCTGCATTATCACTATGAATTACATAAATCGGGAACTGAATTGATTGCATATTTCCTCGTAACTTTTATCGAATATAGATATTTTAAATAGTATTCGTTCTTTGTCATTATTTCTGACCATGTGTTCTTCTTGTGTATTTATTATTGCAGACTTGTAGGAATAAGGTCTGTCCCTATATCTAATAGCTGCTGTGTTACCATTTATTACCCAATTATATGCACACTTTGTGCCCCAGTCTTTATGCCAACCAATAGTAGTATTAGGGGCAATATATACAAACTTCATATTAAATTTAGCTTTTATATCTAAGGCCTTATGGCTAGCCAGTACAACTAGCTCGGGGTAGCTTACATGTGCAAACTTATAGCCTTCAATTCTTTCTTCCTTTCTTCCATGATGATAAAACTGTTTTCTTTCACACTTCAAAGCTTTATCCAATAACCATTCTGTATCTACATCAAACTCTATTGGATTACAAGGAATCTTACTATTTAATTGTGATGCCATATCTTTCCTTAAAATCTATGTTATCATTAACACATACCCAATTAGGTCTACCTGCATCATCATAATAAGGCTCATCTGTAACACAACGATATCCTCCTCCTTCAGGAGATATAACATGTTCTACATAATACCATTCCATTACCTCACACATCATATAAGGTTTTCCTGTATATTTCATACAAGCTGCAACAGTCTGTGGTTGTTCAACTTTAACATCTCTATATCCTGGCACCCATGCTTGTCTACGCCATGCAGGATAGTTATAAACTGTACCATCACTACCATAGAAAGTTTTATTGGTACAAAACTGTGTTTGCCCTACCATTGATTGTGGATTCATGCCTAGTGTTGTATCATAGTACATAGTATACCATCCATTTTGGTCGTAGTGTGCTTCTAAATCTTGATAACAAGTTTTATTCTTTACTATAAATCCTTCGATTCTTAACTGTATGATTCTATACAGTTCTTGTATTGTTAACTCGTGCCACTCTTTACTAACGCATATCAAACTCATATTTTCTTCCCTCCATAACTTTAAGGTTAGAGTTCTTAGCCTGTCTTAGTGCTGAACTCCATTCGTTGCATTTCGGACATTGTCCGCATTGTTTATAATTGTTTTCTTCTTTTACAGGACGTATACAAGTCCATGTATTCTTTACAAGGTCTGGGTGTTTTCTCATCATTATTGATATGATTTCTGACTTTGTTAAATACTCCATAGGAAATAGTGCGTGAGGAACTTTTAAGAAGTGTCTCCAGTCTAGTCCGTGCATATCCCATTGATTACTCCATCTTGCAGCCACTAACTTTTGTATATATCGTACTTGTATTCTTTGTTGTAGACTATCTTCTGAATTGCCTCCACAAATAAAATACTTAAATCTAAGACTAGGATTCCCTAGAATTAATTTTATTGGGTTGTGTATCGTATAATCACTAGGTGGTACACTTTCATTCTCCATAGGTACATCATTATAACTAACAAAAAATTGTAAATCAAAATACTTTGCAATATACTCACTTGCTTTAGTCATTCCTTTTTGCGCAGGAGAATTTTTATCTAAAATTTCTGTGAATAAAAAAGGTTTATATCCTTGACCAACTGCCCAGGCAACTGCAGCTGCAGTTTCAATACCGCCACCGCATGGTATAATGCTATCAATATCCGAGTTCTTCAAAGTCTCTTTCATAATAATC